CAATGACTGAACAAGTTATTAGAGTTGAAAAAGGTCCACAGACTGAACAAGTAGGTGTAAGTGGTTCTCTTCTTGATTCTGTACGTGAAGAAGAAAATCCTCTTTATGAGGAAATGGCTTTTAAACGTCCACCGGTACATGGAGCAGGATATGGAAGATAAAGCTACCTGAATTAATTACTCAGCCCTTTATCATAATAATAACCGAAAGGCTACCTTTACAAGAACAAGCCCTGCATAGTCGACAATAGCAGCTACCTTGTTAAACGAAGCCCTGAGTAGGAGAATAGAAAATGACTAATACAGTCCAAAAAGAGGAAACGCCAAATCCTTATAATGCAAAAAAATCATGGCACCAAGGTGAAGATAAACCTTTTAAATCTGCAGATGATGGTCTCTTCTTTGAAGAACCAACTGACAGAAATAAATTGTTTGATACCAATGACATAACTGAAGTGAATGCTGAAGGAAGTGTTAGACAAGAAAATTTGGAAACTGAAAAGGATACTCCTTATAAGAAACCAGATTACAAAAAAAGGTATGACGATTTAAAAAAACATTACGATAGTAAACTTAATGAGTTTAAAACTAGAGAACAGGAACTTTTAGAAGAAGCTACTAAAAATAGAACTGAATATAAAGCTCCAAAAACTGCTGAAGAACTCGAAGAATTTAAGAATCAATATCCTGATGTTTATGAAGTTGTAGAAACAGTTGCACATCTACAATCGGAGTCTAAAGCAAAAGTTCTAGAAGAACGCCTTAGTAAACTCCAAGAAAGAGAGAATCAACTAATACGACAAGATGCAGAAAAAAGGTTAATGGAAAGACATCCTGATTTTGAAGATATCAGAAACAGTGACGACTTCCATGGTTGGGCAAAAGAGCAGCCTAAAGTTATCCAAGATTGGATATACAATAACGCTAACGATGCTGACCTAGCCTCACGTGCTTTAGATTTATTTAAAAAAGATTTTGGAATTGAACCTACGAAGACTAAGTCATCTTCTAGACAGCCCAGACAATCTGCTGCTGATATGGTTTCTACAAAAACTACAAGTGTAGAACCAAAGCAAAAGAAAGTATGGTCTGAAAAGGAGATTGCTGCCATGAGTATAGACGAATTTGATAGATACGAAAGTGAAATCAGTGATGCTATGCAAGAAGGCAGAATCATAAAATAAACTATATTAATTAACTTAAAGGAGAATGTATCATGGCTCAATATTTTGAACCAACCCCCGATACTGGTGCTAACTTTGCTAACTCCGTAAGTGGACAAACTAATAGTTTCTTCCTACCTTCGATATACTCTAAAAAGGTTTTAAACTTTTTTAGAAAGGCATCGGTAGTTGAAGCTATTACTAACACCGACTATGCTGGTGAGATTTCTGCTTATGGAGACTCAGTAAAGATTATCAAGGAACCTACCATTACTGTGTATGACTACACAAGAGGTAGTGACACAACATCAACTAAACTAACAGACCAAGAGATTACATTGGTCGTAGACAGTGCTAAAGCTTTCAAATTCATCGTAGATGATATTGAAACAAATATGTCACATGTAAACTTTAAAGAAGTAGCTTCAAGTTCTGCAGCTTACTCTTTAAAAGATGCATATGATGCTGCTGTACTTACTACAATGTTTGCCGGAGTATCTACTACTGGACCTGACCATGTATTAGGTGCTGACTCAGCTACTAAATTAGCTGTAGGTACTTATGATGGTGCTGGTTCAATTGATTTAGGTGGAGCAAGTGAAACTGACCCTCTAGACCTTATGGCTAGAATGGCTAGACTTCTTGACGACCAATCAGTTCCAGAAGAAAACAGATGGTTTGTTGCTTCTCCTGATTTCTACGAAGAACTATCACAAAGTAGTTCTAAGTTGTTATCAGTAGACTTCAACGCTGGTCAAGGCTCAATCAGAAATGGTTTAGTTTCAAGTGGTAAATTAAGAGGTTTTGATATGTACAAGTCTAATAACATACCTTCAGTTTCGAATGCTACAGGTCAATGTTTAGGCGGACATATGTCATCCACAGCAACTGCTAACACAATCTTATCAACAGAAGTAATTAGAGACCCTAGTTCTTTTGGCGATATTGTTAGAGGTTTACATGTCTATGGTGCGAAAGTACTTAGAGATGATGCTATGGTTAAAGCTTTCTACACAATTGACTAATAATCAATACGGGGGGTCTTCATTGACCCTCCACTTTTACAGGGAGATAAAGAATGAAAAAAAGAAAGATGTATAACAAAGGTAAAAAAGTTGACGGTAATGCAATGGCTAGACGTGAAGGTTATAAGCATGGTGGAATGGCAGGTTGTCAACCTACATATTCTGAGGACATGCCTAAAGCTAAAGCTAATTAATTATGAAAGTTCCAGCACCTAAAGGTTATCACTGGATGAAGTCTGGTAACTCTTACAAATTAATGAAAGACCCTGCAGGTGGTTACAAACCTCACAAAGGTGCAACTAAATCTGCTAATTTTAAAATTCAAAAGGTACATAAAAAATAATGGCTACTACATATCTAGATTTAACTAACGAAGTATTAAGAGAACTCAATGAGATTCCTTTAACGTCTGCAAGTTTTGCAGATGCTATAGGGTTTCAAAAGTTTGTAAAAGATACTGTTAATAAATCTATATTTGATATAGCTAACGAAGAACCTCAATTACCTTTCTTTTCTGCAGGAGTTAGTGGAGCTACTGACCCATTTTATGGTAACGTAACTGTAGAAACTGTAGCAGGACAAAGATGGTATACTTTGAAAGCTGGTAGTTCTAGTATCACTACTGATTATGCTTCAATAGATTGGGATGATTTTTATGTAACAACAATTAACGTAAGTGGAGAAACAGCTCCTTACGTTTCAAAAGGGTTAAGATTTTTAACTCTTGATGATTGGAAAAGATACTACAGAGATAGCGAAAACGAAGACGATGCTAATACTCAAAATCACGGAGAACCTAAATTTGTAATTAAGTCTCCAGATAACAGGAAGTTTGGATTAAGTCCTATTCCTGATAAAGTTTACAATGTACACTTTTATGCTTTCGTAAGACCCACTGCTTTATCAGCTTACGATGATACAATGGTTTTACCAGAGCAATACAGTAATATAGTAACAGCTCGAATGAGATATTATGTCTGGCAATTTAAAGAAAGTCCACAACAGGCTGCTTTTGCATTGGACGATTATAAGAAAGGAATGAAACATATGAAATCTAATCTTATGAATCCAGCTCCAAAATATATGACAGACGATAGAAGATACTTTTAAATTATATGGCACGTTCACAACCTTATACTGTTGCATGTAACGGTGGCTTAGTTAAATCAGCTAACTCAGTTGATTTGCTTAAGACTCCCGGAGTTGCAAGAGAACTTAGAAACTTTGAAGTCTCTATAGAAGGTGGATATAGACGTATCAATGGTTATGAAAAGTTTGGTGGTACTAGTGCTACACAACCTACAGGAAGTGATACTCAAATTTTTGGAGTCATGCCTTATGCTGATGGTGTTATAGTTTGTGCAGACACTGGTATTTATTTTAGTCAAGATGGAATTACTTGGTTACAACTAAATAGAATATCTGCAGTAAGTGGTGATAACTATACAACCTTTACAGGTAAAGCATTATCAGTAAGAACTGGACAAGGACAAGCAACCTTTGCTATGTTTGAAAATGCTGGTATGGATTACGGTCAAATATTTATAGCTGATAATTCTAATAAAGATATCTTTTCATTTAGAATGGAAGGAACAGGAGCTTTAAACACTAGAACTTTTTATACAGAAGAAGTTCAACCAAACGGAGCTAATACTCCTGTAAAGTTTATTACATCACACGACCATCACTTAATTGCTGCTGGTGTTGAAGGTAATGAAACAACTGTTTATTATAGTGTTTATAACGACCCTAATAACTTTACAGGGGCTGGAGCAGGTTCTGTAGCTATCTCAGATAAGATAGTAGGTATTAGAGGTTTCCGTACAGATTTAATAGTATTTTGTGAAAACAGTTTACATAAGCTAATAAACATAAACGATTCAGCTAATATAAGAATTGACCCTATAGCAGAAAATGTAGGATGTTTAAGTGGTTATAGTATTCAAGAGATTGGTGGTGACTTAGTATTTTTAGCACCTGATGGATTAAGAACAGTAGCTGGTACAGCAAGAATTGGTGACGTTGAGTTAGGTACAGTTTCAAAAGCTATACAGCCTTTGATAAATGAATTAGCTAGAAATGTTAATGATTATGTTATCAGTAGTATGGTACATAGAGATAAGTCACAATACAGATTATTTTATACAGATACCACTAAAAATAAAAGTGAACAAAGAGGTATCATAGGAACACTAAGACCGGATGGATTTCAGTGGTCAGAAA